CCCTGCGCCGCCGTGTTCTTGAGCGCAGCATCCCATCCTCGCTGCGCCATCGTTTTCGGGTCCATCGTGTCGAAGGACGCGCTGATCCACCATTCCTCGAAGGTTCGCTGATTGGCAGAGGGGGCCGAGAGTTGCGTCAAAGCAGACAGCACGCGGTCAGAAAAGCACCGAGTTTCATTGTCGGGAACTTTGCACCACTCGTACAGGCGCATCACTTCGCCGGGTTTATCATCGTGGCTCATTAGTGCCCTCCCTGCGCGGAATGAAAGTGCCCGTCGATTTCGTCCAGTACCTTGCGAATTTCGGCGTCGTTCATGGCGACCCTAGCGATGTTGAGGCGCAGACAGAAGTCACGGTACATATCGACACGGGCCTGTTTCTCCGAAGGGGCCAAGCTGCCACGCAACACCTTCGCTAGCAGGCGGCGCTCGTCGTTGCCAATGTGCAGCGGCCCGCCGTCCGCTGCCCGCCGCTCAAAGTACGCGGCCCATCCCTCGACATCTTCAGGTGAAGCGACGTCGCGCGGTTGGGACTCAGCCATTCGCCGCTCCGTGGAGTTGCTTGGCGAGGCCCGCGCACTGGCTCTTGACGTAGTCCAAGGTGCGGTAGCTGCGGCGATACGACAGGCTGAAGCATTCCTCCGATCTGTCCCTGGCGTACACCGCATCGCGCGGGCCGTAGTCGTCGCAGTGGGCGCAGTCGAAGCCGAGCCACCAGACGCTATCCGACTCGCCCGGCTCCGGAAGGTGACAGACACCCTTGCCGTGATCTTCTCCTGGCTGGCAACGGTCCGCGAACGTCAATTCGCCGTGGACATCCGGGTAGGTGTCCTCGCCGTCCTCGTTCTTCACGGCCACTTCATCGTAGCCCTTCTCGTAGGCCGGGTGGCCGACCTGAACACCGACGTACCCGCACCAGTGCCCGCTGAAACGGTGGCGCACGGCAAGGCACGGGTATCCTGTGGCCTGGTCCTGCCATTGCACCTTGTCAGGCTCGCCGTCCCACTGGCCGCTCGGCCAGCCTGTACGGTCCACGTTCGTCCATTCCATCGTTTTCATTCTTTTCCTCCATCGTCGGGGTATTGGGGTTGAGTCATACGAGCCCCCGCACCATGATCGGGTCGCCGTGCCACTCGTCCCCTTTGGCGACCCCGATCTGCTTGAAGCCAGCCTTCTCGTAGAACTTCACGAGGGCCTGGCGGTCCTTGCTGGCGTGGTCGTAGGGGTGGACGTACAGCGCGCACGGAAGCCCGAGCGCGTCCACCGCGGACATGAGGCGTTTCAGCAGCGCGGCACCCACGCCCTTGCCTTGGTACTTGCGGGCGATCCAGAAGTGCCGGAGTGCCAGCAGGAACTGGCCCTTCGGGAGGCCGACCTTACGAGCCACCCGGGCCCGCTGCTTGCGATCCGCGAGGGCCACGTAAAAGTAGCTTCCGCCCGTGGGATCGTCGAAGCGCATCTCGAATGCGCGGATGCCTTTACGGTTCACAGGTCCCCCGTCTCGGCCATCGCGGCGGCGAAGCACAGCATCAGGATGCGGCCGTTGTGGGCGCGTTCGATGGTCGCCGGGTCCGCCAAACCTCCGTTCGACGTGTACGGGCTCGCCAGTTCCATCCCCCACCACGCGCGCGACGGCTCCTTAAAGATCGCGGCGAGGCGCTCGCAGTAGAGACCCACCACCGAGGCACCCGCCACCGAGGCACCCGCCCCGCGGCGCGCCATCACGAGGGCGGAGCACGCGCCGCGCGTGTACTCCGGAGGCCGGCGCTCCAGCCACCGCGCGGCTTGGCGGAACACCTGTGCCCCCTTCTGTGCCCCCCGCATCCCATTGATCCGACGATTCGCACTCATCTAGGTGCTCCTGTAGTTGACGAACAATCAATCACATCCGATACTTGCCGTACCGGCTTCTCGTCCTGTTAATCCGCAGGTCCCTGGTTCGAGTCCAGGTCGAGGAGCCACAGAATTCTGTTCCGATTCATCGCGTTACCCTCAGGGGACCTTCAAAGTCACTGCATGTGTCCCCGCTGGATGGGTCACTTTTTGTGCCCCCGCGCGTACGTCTCGGTCGTGAGTGCAGGTTAAATCAACGGTCCCGCCGCGACCCCCCTTAGTTCAACCTCAGGCCCTCCGTTGAACTGAGGGAACCACCTCTGCCCGGGCCATGCGGCGCGTGGATCCGATTGAGGGCCTCCACGGCTTCCGCCGCGGCCCCTGAGGGACACAGGTGGGCGTAGATCTCGGTCGTCTTGACCGAGGTGTGGCCCAGCAGGAAGGACACCTTCTTCAGGCTGATCCCGGCCTGGACGAGCCGGGAAGCGAACGTGTGGCGGAACGTGTGTGCCGGAGTCGCGCGGCCGAACCGGGCCACGAGGTGCTCAGCGTTGAGACCGCAGCGTTCCATGGCGTTGCGGATCCCCTTCACCGCGTAGCCTCGGGCCTTGCCCGTCCCGGTGCCGGGGAAGATCCACGGGTTCCCCGGGTCCCGCTCGGCCCACCTCCGGAGCAGCATAGCGCGGAGCCGGTCGGTCATCCCCAGCACCCCCTCGTTGCCCACCTTGTCCCGGTAGAGGTTGACCTCCCCGCGCTCGAAGTCCACGACGTCCCACGGCACCCCGGCCCCCTCACCGTATCGGCCCCCGGTGTCCAGCAGGAAAACCGCGAGGTCCAATTGGTCGCGGATGGCGCGCTTGATCTGCGGGGGCCACTGGAGGGACTCCGCGCGCACGCCCTGGGCCTCGAGGTCCGCAAGGAGCCGCACCTCCTCCTCAAGCGTGTAGTAGCGCAGCTTGCCCCGCTTCTCCTTCTCCACGTACTCGGCGAAGTCGAGCGCCTCGGCCGGCATTTGGGCCCTCAGTTTCTTATCCGCGTAGCGCAGCACGGCCTGGATGAGGGCGATCTCCCGGTTGATCGTGGCGTCTGAGTTTCCTTCGTCGCGACGAGCCCTCCTGAGTTGCGTGAGGTGCGTATTCGAGAGTTGATGGACATGGAGAGCGCGCGAAAGCCCGAAGCGTCGGCCCGTCTCGACCCCTCTCGGTCCCTTCGCCTCCCCGAACAGCTTTCGCACCCGGCTCTCGTTGTTCTCTGCGTCGGCCATGCGGGACCCCTCATCGGCCAGCCAACCGCTGGCAGCATCACCCAGCGTCACCGCCTGGCGCTTCGCAGCCACAGGCGCGGTAACCTTCGCCCGTTCGGCGACCATGCGCGCCTCTGCGTCGGCCTTGCGCGTCGTGCCCGTCGAACCACGGTAGGGCACCCCGTTCACCTTGAACTTGAAGTACCAGTTGTCCGACCCTTCGCGCTTGTAGAGCCCCATAGTGCCTCCGATCAGCCGTGCAGTTCCGCGGCCTTGGTTTGCAGCGTCCCGGCCCCCGCATCGAGGCACATGGACAGCGTGTCGAGCAGCTTCGGGCCCCGCGAGACCACCGCACCGTCCCACCGGGTCATCACGAACTCCGTGCGCGCCTTCGTGACGACGAACGAGGCGCAGGTGTGATAGCCCAGCGTGTACGCGCACCACGGGTCCCCCGCGTCCGTCGCGTGGAACTCCATCTGGTATCCCCCACCCACCCTACGCGCCAGCACCGCCAGCAGCACCTCCAGCAGTTGCCGCTCGGCTGGCGTGAACCCCCTGATCCCACACTTCAAAGCCACCACAGTCCCCATTTGACCCTCGTCGTGTTGTTGTTGGTCACTTCTTCCCGAAAAGACTCGCGTACGTGAACGGGTCGTAGAACCTCAGGAGGTCCTTCGCCAGTTCATTCAGATCAACACCCAGCGCCTTCGCCAATTCCGGGTAGTGCTCGGGCGGCATCCTCGTCAGTCCAGTCTCGACCTGGCTGATGAAGGTGTAGTACTCAAGTCCAAGCCTCTTCGCCAGTTCAGCCTGGGTGAGCCCCGCTTGCTCCCTCAAGGCCTTCAGGTGAGTCCCCGCCCTCTTCCTTAGAACCTTCGCGTGTTCCCCATGCTTCGTTACGGGTGAATTCGTGTACGCCATGTCTGTCTCCGTGGGCCCTCCATGGGCCATCAGCCATCGAAACGTCACAGGTGGAGCATCACGTACAGCAGGGCTCCCACCAAGACGACCAAGAAGCACACCAGCAGCACTGCCATGCCTCGCCTCCAAGTCTAGCGGTCCCACGTTACGGGGACCAGCACTGTTTCGACCAGCCATAATGATACCGTAAGAGGACAGTAGGTGACACGTAATGGGGACACTAGGTGACACTCTATATGTGATTACTATCCGGGTATTCACTAAGGGGCACTTAAAGGGCACTCTAAGTGTCCCTTAAGTGTCACTTTACGTTGTTCGTGAGCGCAGGTTAAATCGTAGAGCCAGACAATATCCTGATGAGACAGACACTTAGGGAAGGGGACCGGAGTCCCCCTCCCCAAGGTGCCCGAATGGGGCCGACAGGCCCACGAATGGGGACCTCGCGGTGTTCCAAAACCTCGACACTTGCGTGGGACTGTCGAGGAATTGGAACGCCGGCCAAGGTCACGACGGCTGTCCCACTTCGAGCCCCTTGGAGCGCGCGAGGTGTTCGCAGAGGGCCCGTGCGTGGGCCTGAGTCTCAGCCACCGCGCAGTACGTCCGCTGCTCGTAGGGCACCGCAGTGCCCACCTCACGTACGAGTAGGGTCACCCGGCGAACGCCAGGGCGTCGCCAGTAGGGGCGCTTGATGTGGACCGTGCGGGTCATTCGTCGAGGTCCCATGCCAGTTGATAGTCGACGAGACCGTCGGGGCCCACCGGGTAGAGGCGCTCGGGAACCTCGTCGTTCCACTTGACGAGCACTCCGCGCGTCCCCACCGTCGCCGCTTGCGCCCCGGCGCGCACCACCGCACGAGCCAGCGCGGTGCCGGTCTTGAACGTGCGGCGCGACCCGGGCACGTTCTGTTTCATCACGGTGTACGTCACGATTCCACGCTCTGGGCCGTGCGGATCGCGAGGTCGCGCCGCGAGTGCCGCTCGGGCCTGTTCTGCTCTCGTTGCGTTGTCCATGCTCGTCTCCTTGTGTCGGGCGGGATGCCCCTGATGACCTCCAATGCGCGGATCGGAGGGCATGAGGCGCACCCCTGCGCCTTGGTGCCTGTTACTTCCTCGCGTCCTTAAGGGCGTCTCCCGCGAGGTACTGGAGCCATCCCCTCGTAGCGATCCACGGGCCGAGTTCTCGGACTTCGCCCCTCCCGGCCTTGTCGTACGTGACGCGCACGAGTTGGAACCGCCCGCTCTCGACTCTCTGCGCGAGGCTTTGGTCCCCGGTGAGTGTCTGCAGCGCCTTGAGTGCCTTCGCGGCCTGCGCGAGGAAGTGACCGGTGTGCTGAGTGCTGGTCATGGTAGTTGTGTGCTCCGCATTCAGGTGTTGCTGGACAGGACGGCGTAGCAAGCCCGGGCGAGGCCGACGGGCGTCATGCTCCGGAGTTCCTTGGTGCGCTCGGATTTCCCGCCGAGTTTCTGGATCCACGAGCCCTGTGCGCAGGTGCGGATCGGGCCCCCGTTGTGCTGCGCGAGACCCTTCAGCGCGTTGGCGTCGAAGCTGCCCCAGAGGCCGGTTTTCTTCGTGTAGCGTTCGGCATCCACGTTGTCCGCGAGGTGCGCGTACTTGTACGGGTCGACGTAGAGGCGCGGTTTGTCCAGCGTATCCGGGCGCAGTTTCGGCAGACGTCCGACAGGGTTTTCCAGCATCCACCAGACCGGGCGCAGCGCGTCCTTGAGCGCCAGACAGGCATCGACCACCGCGAGACTCTGTGCCGTGCGGCCGTCCGCGTCCTTGGCGGGCCAGTACTGCGCCCCGCTCACGGTGAAATCCGTACATGGACATGCCATGAAGACGCCGACGACGCGTCCCGGCCCGCCGACTTCGCTACGGGCGTCGTTCCGGATGCGCGCCGCGGTCAACGTCGTGACGTCGTCGCCGTGCTTCAGGTCGTAGCACAGCACCGTATAGCCCGCGTCGTGAAACGGCTTGGGCCAGTTGCCAGAGTAGTCGCAGAGGGACACGACGACTTTGGGGCGGTGCGCCCCGGATCCCGGGAAGGCTTTCATCGGCCCCCCACTTTCGCGACGCGGTAGCTGTCGCCGTCTTCCATCCCGGCATCCTTCATGTCCGCACGGTGATCACGCAGCGCCTTCCGCGCCGCTTCCCGCGTGGGGAACCGCGTCGGCGTGCCTTCGGGGGTGTCCTCCCCGGCGTCGTCGCGCCACACGTTTTCCCACTCGCCGCCGATCAGCATCTGCACTTCCCACTGCTGGCGGTTCATCCCCCGCCCTCCTCGTCTTCCTGCTGTGCGAACACGGCGCGGAGTTGTTCCTCCGCTTCATACAAACTGCATTCGATGCGGTCCGCGAGGGCCGCGACGACGTCAAGGTCGAATTGGTCTGGCATGGTGGTCTCCGTTAGGTGATGTGGGCCTGAGTGCCCCGCATAGACCGCAGCGCGGCCCATGCGGCGCACCCTTGCGGGTGCCGTGGTGCTAGGCGGTGAGGCGTCGCGTGTGCGCCTCCTGTTCCAGTTCTAGCCGGGGCCGGAACAGGTCGCAGAGGTCCTGCGAGTAGTGCGCCGGATCTTGTCGAATGACGCGGAAGTGACGCGCGCCGAGGCGCGTTTGCGTCTCCTGAATCTCACGCGCCGCTCGTTCGCTGAGGTTGAACAGGACGACGGCACCGTCCGCCGTGTACGTCACCGTGAAGCGGTCCATTACTCCACCTCCCAGCGCTTCGGGTCCATGGGGCGCTTGAGCCCCCGCAGGAAGTGACGCGCGTCCGAATGAAAGCGTTGTTTCCGCGCCCACGACTTCGGGGTGTACCCGTGGTGATCTGCGGCAAGGAAAGACTCCGGAATGGTCAACATTGTGTTCGTCCTTTTCAGGTTGTCGGGCGAGATGCCCCTAATGGATTCCGTCCGAACCCATTAGGCGCATCTCTGCGCCGTTGCGACTAGGTATTACTGGACAGCGCGGACAGCAATAAACCTCCGGGCCTTCGATCCGTGCGCCATGATGACCGGTGATGCCTGTCCCTCGCGTCGTGCCCCATTGCACGCCCCGCAGGTAACGCACGTCTTCCGCTTTCCGGCCTCTTCGGACGCGGGGCAGACAAACTCACGGGCCGCGACAGGCTCTTCCGCCAGCCGGACACGGAAGGTGCGCCAGCCCTTCGCAGCGGCGTCCTGGCGCTCTTCCGGCGTGTCCACGCTAGCCATACAGAGGTCCCGCAGGTCGTCGGCGCGTTGCCATTGGTGCGTATAGCCCGTGTGGCCCGCAGCGTTCCGCAGCAGGGACCGCCAGATAGCGGCAGGGACTGCGGCAGGGTCGCCGTAGGTTCCGAGTCGCACCATGCGCCCCGTGACGATGCCCGCGACGGCATCGGGCGATTCGTCCGGATAGGCCCTCTTCTGGAATTGCTTCCAGACGACCAGCGGACCTTGCGCGACGACGACGTAACACGCCCCGCCAAGGTAGGGCCGGTGTTTGCAGTCCCCGCAGATGGACGCATCATCCCCAGACTTGAGCGCTTCCGTCGGCTTGACGTCGGCGCGCATGATGTAGGTTTGAACCATGTCCCCCGTCTTCCGATTGCTGCTGCCGGTGATGGCAAGCGCCACGATGGGCGCACCGTCCAGCAGCGAAGGTCCCCGGTAGATCACAAAGCCCTTAGGTTGTTTCATCGTCTTCCTCTGGTTGGCGTGACTAGGTGTCACTGTACACCATGGAAAGCAGGGACCGTGCCAGCATCCAGCAACGCCTAAACCATCGATTCGTTGTGCTGCGGGGCGCGCACTAGGTGACGCTTTCCGTCACTGAGTGACAAGATCCGTCACTAGGTGACATTTTCCGTCACTCCGGCACAAAAACAGGGGCCCGAATGCGCGCCCCGATTTGCATTCGTCGCGCGCCATGCGCCCCGCTCGTGCCCCTACTGCGCCCCGCGCGAGCCCGTCCGGGCTCGCCGTAGTGGGCCTTCGTCTCCACAATCCGACGGCCCCTAGGCCTAGGCCCTTGATCCGGCAGGCGTGGCGCGCCATGCGCCCCGCTTTGTGTCCCTTTGTGTGCCCCCTGCGCCCCGTGCGCGCCCCGTCCGGCCTCAGGCCCAGCCCAGGTCGGCACCCCGCCGGTCTACCCGCCAGTGACCCGCACGGCCGCGCCACGGCCCAAACGCGCCGGCCAGGCCACCCCCACCGGGGGGAATCCACGCGCCGGCCGGCCTACATACCCCCACGCGAAATTTTTCCCAGCTTCGAGTCCAGTATTTCCTAGTGCAGTGAAGGGGTATTAACGCCAGGATCACGCAGGATCCACGCAGGGGCATTCTGGCTATCCCCTAGCGACCCCTTCCGGCGCGCTGCAGGAGCCCGGGTTGGCACGCAAGGGCGGGGCCTTCCCGACCCCGACCCTAGGTGGCCCCTGCGGGCTAGAGCTTTCTCGCCCAGAGCCCTGAGGGACCTTCGCGGTACTCGTAGCCGTCCATGGTGGGCCCCGGGCAGTCGCACTCGGCGTAGTCGACCCGGCAGACCGGGCAGTCTCCGTCCTCGTTGCAGTCAGAGGCGAAGACCACCTTGCGCCACGCCCCGCGCCCCCGGAGGCCCCGGGCGGACCTCACGGTGGCCTTAGGGGCAGCGCTACGCTGCTTGGGCAAGCGAGGCCCTGCGGTTGAGGTCGACCACCCCGTACTCCTGCAGGCCCATGGCGCGGCACGCTTCGATCTTGCCGAGCTCCCGCGGGTCCGCCAGGACGCAGTACCGGGAATCCAGCTGGAGCCGCTTTGCGATCTGCTGGGCGGGAATGAAGGGCTGACGCCCGTCGCCGTCCCTGTCGGTGGCGAGACCGCCGACCACGAGCATCGTGCGGTTCCCGGGGTTGAACGTGAGGTTCCGCGTGAAGGCCTTGCGGGGAGCCTGAGGGTCGCCCTGAGGGCCCTCTGCGGGCCCCGTCGTGCTGCCTTCGGTGATCCTGCGGGTCAACTGCGGCCGGCCCTTGGTCGGGATCGTGCCGTCCTGCACCTTGAACTGCTTCACTCGTCGTGCTCCTTGAGTAGCTTCCCGTTCCTGCGGCTGCGCCCTGTGCGCATCCCGCGGGCCTGGGTGATCGTTGCGGTCTCGAGGAAGTCCTCGAGCTCCGCGTCCAGTTCCTCTTCCAGCCGGCTCCGGCGCTCCTGATACCCGTCCTGCATGAGGGCGTTCGCCATCCGGTTGACCGCGCCGGCAATGGACTCCAGCCGGTCATCGTGCGAGAGGCAGTTGCGCTCCTTGGCGATGTGCGTGAGTTGGTACATCAGCACCTGATCCCGGGCGACGGCTTCATCGACGATCAGCCGATGCTGCGTCATCACGGGCTCGAGGGTGTCGATGATCCGGGCTTCCTTCATGCCCTTCGACCACTCAGCCTCGAAGACCGAGCAGGCCGCACCATCGGCCCGCAGGGCCACGAAGCCCTCACGGTCCCCCATGCGCTGCTTCTGGACTTGGGCGTTCTTCCAGGCCTCTGCGATGACGGGCTGGAACGCATTGATCCAGACCACGCCGCCGTAGTTGGGCTCGACCACGATCTCGTTCACGCGGTAGTCGTAGGCGTCCCGCGCGATCTGCTTCATGGCCTCCGCGGGGTCTCCCGCCACGCCGCCCACACGGGCCACGTAGAAGTACCCGCCGATCTCGAAGAGGATGCACCAGGCCGTCTCGTCCTTGCCGCGGCCCGAGGGGTCCACGAAGAGCACCCGCCCGCCGTACGGACGCCACTCGGGGTCCACGAAGAGCGGGCCCAGGAAGTAGTCGCCGGAGAAGCCGACGTTCGGGATGTCGTTGCGGACGTTCTTCGAGTCCGTGTGCTTGCCCCACTGGATCGTGAGGGGAGCTTTGTCCTTGTTGACGGACATCACGATCAGGTCGAACTGCTTGAGCGGGTAGCGCTCTGCGTCCGACAGGCTCGTGTCGAGCATGAACTGCAGCATGAAGAAGCTGCGGCCCTTGCCCTCGCGCGCCATGAGCTCCGCTTCGCTGAACCTCACAGGGGCCGTGGGGGTCCACTCGAGCTCGGGACGCCTGTCGATGATCCGCAGCGGCGGGGCCAGGGTGTCGACCGTGCTGCCGTCGTCCCGCTGGTGCCGGTACGCCGCGCGCTTCGCCGCCCGCGGATACCGCGCCGGCCACACGAAGCACGAGAAGCCCCGCTCACGGATCAGCCGGTTGTACACCGACTCCTCGGTCTGAGGCGTGCCCAAGTACGTGATCTGGGCGTTCGGGCCCGGGACCAGAATCGCGTCGAACTCGCTCACGAGCGACAGCAGCTTCTTGCGTTGGTCCTCGGTGAAGGAGTTGTCCTTCGACTCGATGTCGTCCGCGATGATGCGCGTCGCGCGGCTTCCCGTCACTTGGCCCGTGATGCCCGCGGCCTTCAGCGACGGGCTCTGGGAGATCGACGCTCCGTTGACGTCGAAGCGGTCCACCTGATCCCGCTGGTCGATCCTCGGCCGCAGCGGCGCAAGGATCTCCATCGACATCAGGATCCCCTTGCACTGCGCCACGAACTCCTTCGCCTTGTTGCTCGAGGCTGAGACCACGAGGATCTTCTCGTCCAGCGGGTCCCGCAGGAGACACCAGAGGGCGAACGCGGCGGTCACGTACGACTTGCCCACTCCGCGAAAGCCTTCGAGGATGTCCGCCCGACCCGTCGCGCGTGAGGCCTCGAGGGGACGGGCGGTGGAGCGAAGGGGGACGCTGAGTGTCTCCCACTCCGCGTCGAAGCGCCGCACGATGCGGCCGTCCTCGAGCTCGTAGTAGCCTGGGTAGCCGTGCTGCAAGAAGTACCCGAACTCGTACTGCTCGGGTGTCGGCACCGGGAGGTTCAGGTGCTCCCAGACGAGATACAGGAAGTTCCGGAAGTCCGAGCGGATCGGATCGTCGGGGAACTCGTACCACTCGGGTGAATGCATCACCAGTCTAGAACGCGGTGCGACCAGCCCCTCATGTGGAGCTCTTCGTGCCGCGTAAGTGCCTCCTTGGTTTGGCAATATGGGGCGTCTTGCGGGATGTCGCGCGGGATGTAGACGATCCCGCGTGGTTTCCCGTCATCCCCCTTGTAGCGGATCGAGCAGGCTTGGGCCTTCTCCTCGAACCCGCAGCGTAGGAACACGTCGTCGGTCTCGACGATCTCGTAGCGATCCCGGGGAATCGCCTCGAGCTCAAGCTGCCAAGCGTAGCCACACTCGTCGGTTCCTGTGGGAACCGTGGTGCAGCCGGAGAGGAGCAGGCAGAGGATCAGGGCGCGGGTCATGAGTTGGGAAGCGGCAGGGTCGGCGGGGTGAACCCGGCGGTGTAGCGCGCCACGCCTTTGGTGATGCGGACCGAGGCCAACCCGCCGTTGTGGTTGACGGCGCTGGCATTCGTCGCGCCGCCGATGGTGCACGCGGGGACAGAGGAAAGGTCGGTGCTGCTGGTGCCGGTTGAGCCGTACTGCGTGCCGTCAATAAACACCTTGACAGACGTGCCCGAGCGCGTGATGGCGATGTGATACCACTGGCCGTTCGTCGGAGTGAAGGTGTTGAACGTCACCACGGCAGAGGACTTGTGATACCAGATCCAGCCGCCGCCTGTGTTGTAGCGGCTAAACACCCATCCGTCGCCAGAGCCCCAATTGTTCGCGCCCACAACCGCCACGTCGGTAGTGGACGAATAGGAGGTCCACTTGCACATGAACTCGACGGTGTAATCGCCCGTGCCAAAGCTGTCCCCGGCAGACGATCCGCAACCAATTTCGTCGCCAGTACCATCGAAGGTGGCGCTAGAGGTAAGACCAGTCGGCGGCGAAGTCGTCGTCCATTTCGCGTCGCCCGCCGCGGTGAGGGTGCGCGCGAGGCTGGACTGGTCGGTGAACGAGGTGCTGTTGTTCGCGCCGTTATTGTTCAGCGCGAGGAGCGTGACGTTGGCCCAGTAGGTGTCGCCCGTGGCGGTCATGAACGAAGCCGCCGTCGAGCGGCTCAACGAAAGCGCGCCTAACCCGATCTTCATAGGCTAGTACAGCGCGACGATGTTCGTCGCCGTGGTGCTCGAGCTCTTGATGACGCGCGCCCGGACCGGCAGGATCGTCCCTGCGGGGACCCCGGTGAACGTCACGGCGGTCCCCGCGGAATCCTCGGACTCCGGCACGATCACGATGTTCCCCGCACCGCCCACGTAGATCCCGCGGGTGATGTAGGCGAGCTCGTTGGTGTCGTGGGGCGTGATCGCCGCCATCTTGTTCGACGGGGCGTCCATCGACTTCACGTCGGCTTCGACGTAGCGCTTCGCAGCGGTGGTCATGCGTTACTCCTTGTTCGCTCCCGCCGCGGCAGCGCCGGGGAACGGGAGGGGCTTGACGGCACTCAAGTGCTTCTTGAGGACGCCGGTAGGGGACTGGGCGCTCGGCTGAGTGGCCGGCGGGTTGTTCTTGAGGTACGCAACGACGACCG